ATATAGATACTATTTATAACGATTTACCTTTTCTTATTTCTCAAGTTTGTAAAGAACAAAAGAAGAATCAAGATGACACTTTAGAGAGAATAAAAAATTCATTAGATGGATTACTTTGAAGGTGTTTTATTTGGAGTAGGTATGTCTTTAATTGTATTCGTTTGGATGGTGGATTATAACGAAAGGAAAAAATGATACTATTAGTAGATGCAGACTCTTTAATATTTGCCAGTTGTTTAAAGAAAAAAGAAACACCTATTGATCCTCCTTTTTATACTTACATTGAAGATTGTAAATCTAAATTTGATGAACAGTTTATGAAAATCGTAAACGACTTAGAAGAGAAATATAATATTGAAAAAGTTCTAGTTTTTAATGGAAGTAGGGGAAACTTCAGAAAAGTTTTGACAAGAAAATACAAAGCCAACAGAAAAAAAATAGAAATACCTCCTTTGTTAAATGATATGCATCAATACGTTTTTGATAATTACAAAGGAATTAGAGGTTATGGAGTAGAGACTGACGATATGGTTGCAAGGCATTGGCATAAGCTATCTCAACAAATAGGTAGGGATAACGTAATGATTGTATCCATAGATAAAGATTATAAGCAGTTCCCTTGTCTTATGTACAATTATCATTATAAACATAAAGCAATACTTGATATAAGCGAACAGGAGGCTTTATATAACTTCTACGAACAAATGATAGCAGGGGACTCTGCGGACAACGTAAATTATTTTAAAGGCAAAGGAAAAGCATTTGCAAAGAAGTATTATCTTGGCTGTCATACAAAATATCAATACACTAGAAAATTATACGAATTGTTTCAAGAAGAATATAAAAGCAAAGCAAGACAAAGATATTCAGAATGTTTTCTATTATTAAAATTAAGGACAAACTAAAATGAACAAAAATTTAAGCCCAATAGAATTAGCAAATAAATTAAAAGATATTACTGGCATAAATGTATTTGAAAATACAAGACGTCAAAAAGTTATTGAAATTAGATATTTGCTTTGTTACCTTTTGAGGGAAAAACTAAATATGAGATGGACAAGAATTGCAGATTTTTTTAAAGAAAATGGAAAAGACTTAGATCATTCTACAGTTATACACGCTGTAAAAACATATCCATATCATAAAAAAGCCAACAAAGAGCTTATTGAGTTAGAAGGTTATTTTACATTTAAACAAGATTTACCAATTGATCAAATTAATAGGCTCTCCTATTTAGAGGATAAATATAACAAACTAGAATATATGCTAGAAAATCCTCTTGTAAAAATGGTTTACAAAATACCTGAAAAAAGACACGAAGAAGCAATAATGCACATAAGTAATGTCATAAAAAGTTTTGAATGGAAATACAATGATAAAAAAATTGTTTAAAAAAAGCGTTATATAGTTATGATTGAGAAAATTAACATCAATAAAATATTTAGCAATCCAGTTAATCCAAGGTTAATAAAAGACAACAAGTTTAAGAAGCTAGTCAAAAGTATTGAAGAGTTTCCTGAAATGTTAAAGCTGAGACCTATTATTGTAAATGAAGAATATGGAATACTTGGCGGCAATATGCGTTACAAGGCTTGCAAAGAGCTAGGTCTAAAAGATGTCTGGATAATAAAAGCTGAAAATCTTACAGACAAACAAAAAGAACAATTTGTTATCAAAGACAATTTAAGTTTTGGAGAATGGGATTGGGAAATTTTAGCAAATCAATGGGATGCGATAACTCTTGACGACTGGGGACTTCCAATAAGATTTGGTGAAAATGATTTTTTTGATGTTGAAGAACAAAAAAACATTGAAAATAAAAAACCATCACTTAGTGATGATGACTATTCTTCTTTTGAATGCATTATGTTACACGATAACAAACTAAGGTTAATTGAAGGAATCAATAGAGCTAAAACAAAATTTGGAGTAGAGAAAACAGAGGATGCTCTTATTGGTATAATAAATAAATTTTTATATGATGATTGAAAATAATAGTTTCATATACTTTGAAAGCAAAAACGAAGGTCTTTTATTTGACGATTCATATCACGAGAAATATCCCATTCGTTATTACAATGTAGTTGATGGAAAAAACTTTCAAGCGAATAGAGATTGTTCTTATTATTGTTTTATTTATGATGGGCAAACCCACATAACATTAAACAGCCTTACTCATAATATATGCACAAATATGTATTTTTCTTTTTCTGGTCAAGCTATAATAGAAGGCAAAGGGAAAATAATTATAATTGAAGTATTGCATACCAAAGGCATTTATCCTGATAACAATTATTCAGCTATGAATATGTTTGGTGGACCACTTGAAAAAGAAGGAAGGTTAAAATATATTGATGGATGTACTGATTCTTTACTTATCCCTCCAGTTAAGATGGGAGATCCTTGTTTTAATCATTTACATTTCCCAGCAAATATTGACCAAACACAACACACCCACCCATCAAATAGAATTGGTATGGTTACAAAAGGAAATGGAGAGTGCGTTACTCCTTTTGGTACGTTGCCTTTATTTAAGGGAATGATATTTCTAATTAAAGAATGGGATGGTAAATCATTTGCAAAGGGAGAAGATGGTAAAACATATCCCACAGGAACACACGCCTTTAAAACTTTTGAAAAGGAAGGTATGGATGTAGTAGCATTTCATCCAGATAGTGATTTTGGTGCAACAGATCAAATTCACCCTATGATAAACAGAACTATAGTAAATGGAGTTAGTGCGAGCAAGATTGATTCAATAAGAACTAAGTAATGTCAAGAGCAAGAAAAAAAGAATACATTGACACAAATGTTTATGAAGAGTCTTTAAATAGAATTAGATATTTATTTGATGCTTTTGATAATATTGTTGTTAATTTTTCTGCAGGGAAAGACAGTACAGTTGTATTAAATCTAGCTATTATTGTTTCAAAAGAAAAAAATAAAAAAATAACAGTCAACTTTTTTGACGAAGAAGCAATACATCCCCCAACAATAGAATATGCTAGAAGAATATCATTGATTCCTACAATTAATTTTAAATGGTATTGTCTAGAGTTTAAACATAGAAACGCTTGTTCAAATGAAGAGCCTTTTTGGTATTGCTGGGATAAAAATAAATCTGATTTATGGGTGCGTGATTTGCCAAAAGAAGGAATAACAAAGCACGCCAAGTTTAAAAAAGAAATGAGCTTTCAAGAATTTAGTTCTTTGATGCCAAATAAAGAAGATGGATTGACAGCTATATTGACAGGCGTTAGAACTCAAGAAAGTTTTAGGAGAATGAAAGCAGTTTCTACTAAAAAAAATGATAACTATATTGCAAGGGAAGGTCACGTAGCACATTGTCATCCCATCTATGATTGGTCAAGTGAAGACGTTTGGCTTGCGGTTCACAAATTCAAATGGGATTATAACACTACTTATGACGTTTTTAATCAAACTAGATTATATAATAAATTTCTAGGTCAAAGAGTTTGTCCTCCTTTTGGCGAAGAGCCATTGAGAGGTCTTTGGATATACGCTGAATGTTTTCCTGAAATGTGGGTTAAAATGTTGGCTAGGGTTAAAGGAGTCGCTACTGCTTGGCGATACGCAAATACTGAACTTTATGGAGTAGGTAAAAAAAGCAAACCAGAAAACTTAACTTATAATGAATGGGCTGAGGTAATATTAGAAAGCTATGATACTGTTGATGTTAATACAATCAAAAAAAATCTTAATAGTTTAATAAAAAGACACTATGATAAAACTGACGATATAATTCCTGACGAAGAAGTGCATCCATTGACAGGAACTTCTTGGGCTTTTATCTGCAAAATATCTATTAAAGGTGATTTTAAAGGAAGAACAGGACCAGCCTTAGAAGGTAATGCAATTAATGCTCAAAAGAAATTAGGTATAAATTCATTTGATGAAGCGGTTATGCGTTTTGGAAGTGAAAAATATAAAAACAAAAGATTTAAAAATAAATAATATGAACCAGCCATTAGATAAAATTACTTGGATAGATAGGGAAAAATTAAAACCCAATAATTATAATCCAAACAAAGTAGCTCCCCCAGAATTAAAACTTCTAAAAATATCTATTATTGAAGATGGTTGGACACAACCAATTGTAGTAAATCCTGACTATACAATTGTTGATGGTTTTCATAGGTGGACAGTTTCTGGTCATAAAGAAATATGCGATCTAACGAACGGAAAAGTTCCTGTTGTTATGGTAGCCCCTAAAGACATTTCTCAACAGCAGATGGCAACGATAAGGCACAACAGAGCAAGAGGCACGCATAGTGTCTTAGCTATGAGTGATATAATAACTGATATGGTCAATGAAGGTGTTTCTGGAGAAGATATAATTAAAAGACTAGGAATGGAAAAAGAAGAAGTCGTAAGATTATTATTTAGGTCAGGTATACCTAAAAGTGATGTTTTTAAGGACTCTGATTTTAGTAAAGCGTGGCAACCAAAATGAACAAAACCGAACACCATAAAAAAGCAATCATAAATTCCTTAGAGAAATCATTAGGAGTAGTCACTACTGCTTGCAAAAAGGTAGGCATCGGAAGGACTACATTTTATGAATGGTTAAAAGAAGATGAGGAATTTGCTAATAATGTAAAAGACATTCAAGATATTGCCTTAGATTTCGCAGAAAGTCACCTTCACAAACAGATAGGAGCTGGCTCAACTGCTGCAACTATATTTTACTTAAAGACTAAAGGTAAGAATAGAGGCTATATTGAAAGACAAGAATTAGACCTTGGAACTGATAGTCACTTTAGAATTGAGGTAATAGATGAAGAAGTTAAAGACTAACATAGTATGGAGACATTTAGAAAGTTCTGATAAAAGAATTACTATTGAGCAAGGTGGTACTCGTTCAGGCAAAACATATAACATTCTTATTTGGATTATATTCGGTTATGTTCTGAAGAATAAAAACAAAACCATATCTATAGCTAGAAAAACATATCCAGCCTTGAGAACTTCTGCGATGAGGGATTTCATAGAGATATTAAGAAACTATGATTTATATGATGAAGAAGCTCATAATAAGTCTAGCGCAGAATATCGCCTTAAAGGAAACCTCATAGAGTTTATATCTTTAGACTCTCCGCAAAAGGTAAGAGGTCGCAAACGTGATCTTTTGTTTATTAACGAGGCAAATGAATTACATTGGGAAGATTGGCAGCAATTAATATTTAGAACAAAAGACAAAATAATTTTAGACTACAACCCATCAGACGAATATCATTGGATATATGAAAAGGTAAAAACAAGAGATGATGCTGATTTCTTTATAACAACTTATAAAAACAATCCATTTTTAGGCGAAGAAATAAAAAAAGAAATTCAAAGACTAAAAAACACAGATGAAAACTATTGGAACATATATGGTTTAGGTCAAATAGGTAAGTCTAAAAGTTTAATATTCAATTCAAATGTCGTTGAAGATATACCGCCAAATGCAAAATTTCTTTCAATGGGTATGGACTTTGGATACTCAAATGATCCCACAACTTTAATAGCAGTATATATTCAAGATATGACTCTTTATTTTAAAGAGCATTTGTATCGTAATGGTATGACAAATAGCGATATTGCAAAAGAACTTCTAAGATTAGGTATAGGAAGACGAGATGAAATATTTGCAGATAGTGCAGAGCCAAAAAGTATTGAAGAGATATATCGTTTTGGTTGGAATATAAAACCAGCTACAAAAGGAAAAGACTCTGTCAATATAGGTATTGATATGTTAAGAAGATATAAGCTCTGCATTACGAAACAAAGCATTAACACTATCAAGGAGTTTAGAAATTACAAATGGCAAGAGGATAAGAATGGGAATGTTTTAAATACTCCAGTCGATTTATATAATCATTCAATTGATGCTTTGCGCTATGCTACATACAACAAGTTGTCAAGACCTAACTATGGGAAATACAATATCCGTTAAAAGTTTTTAAGGTTTTTGTTGGTAATGTCAATTTATTGTCGTATGTTTGTAATAACAAAAACAAATACTAACCAAAACAAAGCAATTATGTTACAAGAAAACGACCTAGTAAGAATTAACAAAGACTTCGGAGGCGGTACAGGAATTATAACTGAAAGAATTGGAAATTTTATTATTGTAAACGAAGAAAGTTTTCACGAAAGTGATGTTGAACTTTTATGGTCTCATCCTTTGAATAAAAAACAGTAATATGAAAAAACCTAGAACCTTAGAAGATTACAAAGCATACGCCTTTGGGTTTTCGTTAATGATAGTTTTCGCTTTATTTCCATTTGCAGGGACAGCCTTGCTTAAATACCTTTTTAACTTATGATACATTTAGACAAATACAAACAGAATTTACACCTAGAAGGAAACAACGTATTTAGCTATAATACAAACGTAGCTACTATAGTAAATGACAAACTAATCGTATTGGGTTGGTGGTCAGTTACCACTTCTAAACATATCAATTATGTAGCAAGAGAATTAGACCTAGACATAATTAGGTCTTAATTTTTTTATCTTTGTAATATGAAAGACGCAGATGATTTATTATACAACAGTAACACCAAGATGATTCTTGAGTTATTAGACAAGTGGAGCAAAGCCAAACCAAACAACAGAGAACTTACAGCAGTAATTGAAGCCTTTTGGGAGATAACTACTTATGTTGCTAAATTGCGAGTAGAAGAACAAGATGGGAGAATGGCTGTATCAGATGCAAAATATATGACTAACTTAACCAAGTTAAAAATAAAAGAGATTCAAGAAATATTTAACACTTACAAAATATGAGCTATATAGACGAAGGAAATCCTTACCTAGTAGATTATGAAGGGGAATGTTCAGAATGCGGAACACGAATAGAACAAGAATGGGGTGTTTGCTCTAGTGCTTGTCAGGAAGCCTCTGACAGATGAGAAAGTCACCCGATTACTATATGGGTAAGTATATGAATATTGAAGCTAAGAACGTAGTATGGGACTTTCAAGATGACAACTACAACTTAGGAACTGCACTCACTTATATTATGAGAGCTGGTAAGAAACCTGACAATCCAATTACTCAAGATATAGCAAAAGCTATACATCATTTAGAAATGGAACTGGAAAACCAAATATATATTGAGAGTTTAAAAAATAGATAAGTTTAGTTGCTTTTGGTTAGGCGATTTGGGTGGGCAGAAATGTCCGCCCTTTTTTATTAAATTAGACTTTATAAAAACACACAAAAATTTACGTTATATATATATGAAGATTAAAGTCAACATACCAACATCACTAGGGGACATTAAGCTATCTCAATACAAGAAGTTTCTTAAAATACAAGAAAACAATGATGATGAGAATTTTCTTCAGGCTAAGATGATTGAGATATTTTGTGATATTCCTTTGAATAGTGTTATGCAATTAAAGTACAATGACACAAACGAAATAGGCTCTTTGCTAACAAAGATGTTTGATGGCAAACCAAAGTTAGTTGAAAGGTTTAAAATTAAAGATATTGAATATGGTTTTCACCCTTCTCTTGATGATTTATCTCTAGGAGAATATATTGACCTAGACACATATATAGGAGACTGGGATAATATGGAAAGAACGATGAATGTATTATACAGGCCAATTGAACACAAATTAAAAAACAAGTATTCTATTAAACAATATGAAGTAGAAGGGTACAAAGATGTTCTAGATATGCCAATGGATGCGGTTTTAAGTTCAATTTTTTTTTTGTGGAATTTAGGACTGGACTTGTCGCAAACTATGATGAGCTATTTGGAGAACAAACAGGAGTTAGACTTGACAGAGTTTCTAGCTTCGGAGATAAATGGGGATGGTATCAATCAATATATGGACTCGCTCAAGGCGATATTACAAGATTTGAACATATCACAAAATTAAATGTCCACCAATGCTTTATGATGTTATCATTTATGAAAGACAAAAACCAATTGGAAGCAGACCAAATTAAAAGCAAAATAAAATGAGCAATAATGATAATCAAGCAATAAGGGGGTTTTATCAATTAACGGAAACGATAAAGACTCAGTTGCTAAATGACATAAATGTAAACACAGTAACAACAGGAGAGCTTTCTCAGGTTAATCTCAACAAGCAAGACATCTTTCCAATGTGTCATATTATTATTAATAGTGTTACAGACGAAGAACAAGTGCTTAGATTCAATATTTCAGTTTTGGCTATGGATATGGTAGACCAATCAAAGGATGAGACATACGATAGGTTTACAGGCAACAATAACCATCAAGACATTTTAAACACGCAACTAAGCGTATTAAATAAGCTCATTCAAGTATTGAGAATGGGGCAGTTGTTTACAGAAAAATATCAGCTTGATGGAAACCCCACTTGCGAACCTTTTTATGATAGGTTTGAAAATGAATTAGCAGGTTGGACAGCTACAATGGATGTTATGATTTACAACGATATATATATTTGCTGATGGCTAAATCTGAATATCCTTTTATGGAGAAGGTCTTGAAGAGATATGCTAGTTATGTAATACAACAAGCCAAATCAAATCTTACAAAAGACAATAAGGGTGCTGGGAATTTATATAATTCTTTGACAAGTAAACAGGGAATTGACAATGAAGAACTTTTTGTTGATTTCTTTATGGAAAACTATGGTCAATTTGTAGACAAAGGAGTAAAAGGAAAAACATCAACATATCCCGAAACCAGTAGAGCTTTATCTCAATTTCAATATGGTTCAGGTAAAGGACCAAAAGGTGGTTTAACTAAAGGGATAGATAAATGGTTACTTAAAAAAAGATTTCAATGGAGAGATAAGCAAGGCAGATTTATGAGTTATAAATCTATGAGGTATATTATTGTTAACAGTATATACAACAAAGGACTCAAAGCTAATATGTTTTTTTCTAAGCCTTTTGATGCTGGACTAGAAAAATTCTCAAACAACTTATTGATGGCCTTCGTTTCCGATACTGAAAACAACTTAGGTTTAAACGACTAAAATAAAACA